ATTAGGATATACTGCAGTGCTGGGTGGAATTTTAAACCCTACTAGGTAGAATAAATATGAGAACTTTAAGAAGACCAATGTTTAGAATCGGTGGCTCAGCAGGAGAAGGAATAACTTCTGGTTTAACACCTAAAAGAGGTAGAGTTGATGAACCTGGAGGTTACTCAGGCGAACTTAGAGACATGAGAGTGTCAGATTTAGGTAATTTAACTATTGGACAAATGCAAGATTTATCAAAATCACCAAAAAGTGGAGATCTAAGTAAATTTTTAATTGATTTTGGTTTAGATATAGCTAGTGCCCCACCATCAGGAAGTATTTTTTCAACGGCAGCACAATCTGCTAAAGCACCTTACCAAAGATTTCAAGACCGTAAAGCTGCAAGAGCTGAAGCTGAAACAGATATGTTTAAAAATCTTATTGAAGGAGCCACTAAAATTGAAACTGCTAAAAAAGGAGAGGGTGCTAAATCTTATGCAAAACAATGGGAAGTTAATAGAATTGGTGAACTAATGAATGAAATAGCGGAACTAGAAGAAACAGATCCACAAAATAAACAACTACCTATTCTTAAAGCACAATTAGATAAACTTAAACCAAAAAATCCATTTATAAGCTTTTTCTTAAGTGATGAAATTGGTGGAAAACTATTTAAAAAAATTAAAGCAGACCTTCTTGCTAAAGATAGAGCAGAAGGTGGAGAAAATAAATATTTAAGCGAGGACGATCCTAATTTATGGAAAGATGCAACTAAGGCGTTTGAAAAAGAAGTATCAGGCATGTTTAATAAAGGTGGTCGAGTAGGTTATCAACAAGGCATGTCAGTGCAACCCCAGCCAGTATCTATGCAACCAGAAATGCAAATGCCAGAAGAAATGACAAGCATTAGCTTTGAAGAATTAAGACAAAGACTTCCAGCAGAAGTAACGGATGATATAGTAAGACTTATAGCAAGCAGTGGAGAAGCTATGGAAGATTTTGCAACAATAGAAACTGAACAAGACATAGCAAATTTTAATAAAAAATATGGTGTCAATCTAGTATTACCATCGGAAAGTTAAAATGCCGTCAAAGGAATTAACTTACTTACAAGACGAAGGACCTTTCTCAGTCTATAAAAAAAGAAAAAAAGAATCTCAAGAACCTATTTCAGACATTGATACTTATAAAAAAGTAGTTATTCAAGCTTTAGAAAATTATCAGACTAAACAAAGAAAACCTGTTCGTTGGAATTGGCTTGGTGATAGCGAAGGAGCTTTTAAACTTGGTACATCCTTACAACCTAGTTATCGTATGCTGGATACCTACTCAAAAATAAAGACGGGTAAAAGTATTTATAATGATGTTAATAAAACCATTAGAGAAAGAGACTATGTTGATGGATGGAATGAATTAGCTAGAGGAGTAGAAACTGGTGCGCATCAATTACAGTTAAGTTTAGGACAACTTTTATTTGCAGGCACAGATCTTTTAGCAAACACTAATTTTGCTTCAAAATTTACAGAGTTAATGAATGATCCAATGGTTAAACCAGAGGAACCAGAAACTTGGAGAGGTGATCTTGTTTCAATCATGACACAATTCGGTGTACCTGGTAGTCTTGTAGCTAAAATTGTTAACAGAGCAGCTAAAGTTGGTCCTGTTATGAAAGCAACTCAAAAAATGGGAACAAGTAAAGCTTCCAAGATTGCACAAAGAGCCGTTAAAGGTGGTACTGTAGTAGGTGCAACGGATTTGATTTTTTCTCCAGATGTTAGAAGAGAAGAAACTCTTTTTGTAGAACCCGAAGATACTTCTAAATTAAAAGGTAGAAAAAAAGCACTCGCTATGTTTAGAAATAAAATTCGTTATGGCGTTGAAGGAACACTTGTAGGAGGTCTTTTTCCTTTAGGTGGAAAAGCAATTCAACAAACTTATAAATATGGTGTTAAACCTATTGTAACTCCTGCCACAAGATACGGGCTTCGAGGAGCAGGCTACGGGATACAAGGGACTGCAAAATATTTACTTGCTAAGAACCCATTGTTACATTCAAGAATTACTAGAAATTTAGTAGGTGCAAGTAAAAATACTATTAAAAAAATAATCTCTCCTATAACTGCAAAACTTGGTTATCAAGGGCTACCTCCTCTAGACCAGTGGAGATTATTTCAAGTAACAAGTCCTCTAAAATCAGAACGTATTATGAGTCGAGTAGATAATTTCTTATCTGCATTTAGGTCTTATGGAAAAATGCCAAAAGATATTCAAGGCGTTTCAGAACAAGTTAAACTTTTTATTACTAGTAGAGCTAGAAAAATAGATAAGTTGTTAGAAGGTATGGAAAAACGTGCTCACAGTCTCGCTAAAAAATTTGAAAGTAGACATGGTACAAACGACACGTCAAGACCATTAGAAAAAATGTATTTAGATGATGCTGTTAATTATTTAAGTGGTAAGAAAAAACTTAGTGATTTAAACAAAGACTTAAGACCACTTGCTTTAGAATTAAAAAAAGACATTAATAAAATTTTAACTGAGTTCGGTAAGAACCTACCTAAAGGAACTAGAAGCGAACCTGTAGCAGATCTAAGAAAAGCTCTTACAGGAAGAGTGGACAACTATCTTGTAAAATCTTTTGCTACATTTACAAACCCTAGATTTACTCCCGATCCAAAGATTAGAAAAAATGCAAGAAACTGGATTGCTAACAATGTAATTGCTAAAAACAGAGATCTTAGAGAATTAACTAAAAGTGAATTTAAAGGAGACCGTGATAGACATGCGGAACAAATTATTAATAACATTTTAGCTAGAGGACAAACAGCAAATATTAATCCTGTTAAAATTCTTCAAAATATTGGAACAAGAGATTTAAGAACAGATAAATTTGCATTTTTAAAAACGGGGGAAGAGCTTCCAGATGTTATTAGAAAATTATTAGGAGAAGAAAAAGATTTAAAAGCACAAGTTTTATTTACTGTAGCTGATATTAATGCTTCTCTTGCAACAAAAAAAGGTTTTGACATGATAGCTAATATTGGAAAGAAAAATGGTTGGCTTTTTACTTCAGAAGACGCAGCAAAAACAAAATTTGTAACACCTGTTAAGATAGGAGAAATACCTAGATTAGGTTCAATGAAAAGTGAACTTGAAAAACTATATACTTCTCCTCAACTTAGAAAAGTTTTAACAGAAACAGGTACACCTTTAGACGGATTAACTAAAACACCTATTATTAGACAAATGTTACAAGCTAAATCTTTTGTTCAAGCACAAAAAACTTTGTACTCACCACAAACTCAGGTGCGTAACGTTACTTCTGCTTCCTTCTTTGCTTTATGGAATGGCCATGTTGGTCATCAGGCAAGTGCAATTGATTCACTGAGAATGGTAATAAAAGATATTTTTAAAGCAGGTAAAGGACAACCTATTGATGAAGTAGAATTTTCAAAATATGTTGAAAAACTTGTTAGACTTGGCGTTTATGACGAAAACATTGTAGCATCAGAACTTAAAGCTATTATGAATAATTTAAAAGATGGAGTTATAAAAACTGAAAACGGTCTTTATGATTCTTTTGTAAAAGCAGGATTAACAGAAAAAGTTTCTAGACTATACGCTGGCGGTGACAATCTTTGGAAAGGATATGGATACGAATTTTTTAAATCAGACTTAACAAGGGCCTTAAGAACTGTTGATGACGTAGAGAATTATTTTAAAACTCACAATCATCCTTTTTTAAGAAAGAATCTTATGACAGGGGAAACTAAAGGTCTTGACGAAGCTTTAGAAGAAGCTGCAGCGTTCATGCTAAGAAACACATATCCAACTTACAGTAAAGTTCCACCAGTTATTCAAGGTCTTAGAAATATACCTATTATTGGTAACTTCGTAGCCTTTCCTTCTGAAATGTTAAGAACAGGAGCAACTTCAATAGCTATGTCATTAAAGAACATTGCATCAGATAACCCTGTTCTTCGTGAGATGGGATATAAAAATCTTATAGGAGGTTATTTAGCATTAAAAGGAATAGGTGCAGCTGGTCACGCTGTTGCTAACTTTGTTACAGGAAACTCAACTGAACAATGGGAAGCATATAAACGTTCATCTGCTGCTCCTTGGGACAAGAACTCTAACTTAGTAGGTATTACTCCATGGAAAAATGGAGAATCTGCAGCAATTAATTTCTCATACTTTAGTCCTTATGATGTATTAGAAAATCCAATTCAAGCAGCAATGACTATGGCTGACAAACAAAACATAGCAAAAGATCAAATTGATGATTACGTTATGTCATTAATGTTTGCTGAAGACGGACCTATCATGGAATTATTACAACCTTTCCTTTCTCCTGCAATCTACTACGAAAGAATACAAGACGTTAATCCTGGAAATTTTTTAACAGCAGGACGTGGTGGTAGAACAGCTGAGGGAAACATGATTTATTCTCCTACTGATAGCATAGAAACTAGATTTAACAAGTCTTTAGCTTACATGATAAAAGGTATTGAACCTGGTATTATTTCAAGTGGTCGAAAAATAAAAGACGCTTTACAAGGAGATGTAACTGGTGCAGGAAAACCTGCAAAACTTGAAGACGAAATTTTAGCGTTACTTACTGGAACAAGAATTATTAGAATTGATGTTAAGAAAGATTTAAGATGGGTAGCTGCTAACACAAACAGACTTTTAAGAGCAGCTGACGAAACAGAAAAATTCTATAAATCTAAAGACTATATGGATAGACCACCTTCTGTAATGGTTGATGAGTTTAATCAAATGCAAGGGGAAGCTTTTAAGATTCAAAGAGATCTTTATATGAAGATTAAAGATATGCAAACATTGGATTTAAGCAAAGATAAAATTGAGGAAATATTAATTGACTCAGGTGTTAATAAAAAATTAGTTTCTAGTTTAATGGACGGAGAATTTACTCCAATTAAATATTCTAAACCTAGATTTGAACGTAAAGTAGATGACGTTAAAGGTGTAGCAAAAGAAAAAACAAAAGATAGTGATGATTATATTTATAATGTAAGAGAGAGTTTTTTATTTCCTGAAGATAAACTTGATAGTGTAATGGATAAATGGGAAGACAGAAAATTTTTCCCTAAAGGCTATAAACCAGAAGAACAAGGTGCAGTAACTAATGACAAAGGTAATGTTGTTCGTGATGAAAGAGGAAGAATTAAGAAAGAGCCCACTTTCTTACAAAAAGCAATTCCTAAAATTAAAAACTTAGTGGTTCCAGGAAGTCCTTACGAACAAAGAAGCCAGACACCTTTACCTCCAACACCAGCAGTAAATCAACAAGCTATAGCGCAAGCTCCGCAACAAGCCGGTGCAACAGGATTAAGTTATAGCGAAAATGCTTTACTTTCTAACGAAGAAAAAGCAATGAAACTAAGACAAAAAGGAATGGTATAATGGCAAAAGATAACGCACTACAACGAATAGACTCACACGAAAAGCTTTGCAGAATTATGCAAAAGCAAACTCACGATAAAATAAGAGATTTACAAAATCACATTACAAGAATTGAAAGAATTTTATTAGTATCTGCTGGTGCCTTAATTACAGGCATGGGCAGTGTTATTATAATGCTCTTAAATTAATTGTAAAAATTACAACGCGTCGCGCGTATGTCCTACATTTTCAAGGATACACGCAAAGCTTTATATCCAAGCCTTTAGTTCTTCTCCCATTACTTTTGTAGCTATGTTAACTTTTTTCTTAAGGGATGTAACAATTTTTTCATCTACAGTGCCTTCTGCAATAATATCAATATAAGTCATTGGTTTTTCTTGACCTATTCTGTCAATTCTAGCTTCAGATTGTTGACGTTTTTCTAAATCATAACCATTAGAATAGTAAATCATTGTACTTGCACCTGTTAAAGTAATACCATACCCGCCGGTCTGAGGAGTTCCAACTAAAAATCTTACACTACTGTTTGGATTTTGCATTTTTTTTATTGCTTTCTGTCTGTCATCCGTAGATGTATCTCCAAAATAAGTTACAACAGAGTTATCCCCATACTCTTCTTTTAAGTGTTTCACTATTGTTTCTATATCGTTCCTCCAATGTGCCCAAATTACAACCTTACCTTGTATCTCGTCTACAGTGTCAATAAGTTCGGTTATACGATTATTCTTAATTTCTTGTATGGTCCCATCATCTGCTTTAAAATGACCACAGGTAATTTGCTGCATTCTCATAAGTTGAGTAATTACATTCATAGTAGTTGTTACTTTTCCATTTAATTCAGCTAAAGCCGTTTTCTTCATTTGTTGATAAACTTTATTTTGTTCAGGTGTCATTTGAATAATACGTTTCATAAATGTTTTTTTAGGTAAATCTAAACAATCGTCTTTCAAAACACGGTATGAAAAGTTTTTTAAGGTTTCAGACAACTCATCTAAATTTTTATAAGATGTTACAAGTTGCACGGAACGACCACCAAAATGGGCTTCTCTCATTTCAGCATATCTATTACGAAAGGCATAATAAGATGTAAAATCTAATAAAAAAGGATCTAAAAAATAACACTGAGTAAATAAATCTAAAGGTGACTTAGTAACTGGTGATCCTGTTAATATTCTTCTATACTTACATAATTTTGATAATCGTAATATATTTTTTGTTCGTTTTGCACCTGGATTTTTAATAGTTGTAGATTCGTCTATGGCAACCATTGTTTCATGGCAGCTTAAGAATTTAGCAGCAAAATCAAGGCCTTTTTTAGTTGAAAAAGCTTCAACATTCATAATTAAAATGTGAAGATCTGTATCGGGCTTAAATAAAACAGACAGTTTTTCTTCTTGTTTTTTATTAATTAATGCTTGCCATAAAACAGCCTTTTTATGAACATGATTGGCTAAATGTGTAGGTATTTCGGAATCGTACCAATTTTTATAAACACCTTTAGGCGCTATGATTAAAGCACCATTAATTTTGCCTTTATCATAGAGCATAGAAATATTGTCTATAAGCACCTTTGATTTTCCAGTACCCATTTCCATAAAGTATGCAAATACTTCTTTATTCCAAGACATCTTTAACGCCTTCAACTGATGCGCGTATGGTGGCGTTTTAAATTTGTAATTCATAACTTTCTATTGACATGTATACAATAAAGTCCTATAACTTGTCAAGTAATGAAAGATAAAAGTATAGATTATAGTGAAATAAAAAAAGATAGGCTGCCTATTGTTTATGTTGTGCAAGAAATTGCAGGTACTAGAGAAGGTAGGCCTAAGATAAATATTATGGGAGCAGCTTATTATGGGAATATAAAATTTCTGTTACCTGAGCTTTCTCAGATTATTTTTTCTCCAGGTCCTTTAATCTTAAAGCTTAGAAAATCATTAAAAGATTTTAAATCAACAGATTATCTTTTATTAACTGGAGACCCTGCTATAATAGGTGTAGCATGTTCTATTGTTTCAGAATTGACAAACGGAAAATACAACTTATTAAAATGGGACAAACAAGAAAGAAAATACTATCCAATAAATATTAACTTATATGAAAGAGGAGAAATAGATGAGTAACGAAAACTTACAAAAACAATTTTTAGAAGATGCTCCACAAGGAGTGGACAATCTTGCTAATGTTCAAGATTTATCTGATTGTGTTGTTCGTCTTCAAAAACTTGAAGATGAAATAAAACAAGATGAAGAAAATCTAAAACTTAAAAAACAAAAAGCTGACAAGTTGTCAGGAGAAGTGATTCCAGAAATGATGGAATCAATGAGATTAAAAACAATGAAATTAGCAGATGGATCTGCTATAGAAGTAAAAGAGATTTACAGCGCCACAATACCTGTAGCAAGAAAAGATGGCGCGTATAACTGGCTTCGAGAAAACGGTCTGGGTGATTTGATTAAAAATGAAATCACTGTTTCCTTTGGCCGTGGCGAAGATAACAAGGCGAGCGATTACGCAAACCTTGCATCAGAGCGTGGGTACCAACCGGTACAAAAACTTAAAGTGGAACCCATGACTCTTAAAGCATTGTTCAGAGAACGGTCTGAGAAAAAATTAGATCTTCCGGCTGAACATTTTAACCTGTTTAAGGGAAACAAAACAAAAATAACAAGGAGTAAGTAACATGAGTCAAGAGACAAGTGACATCGTAAAGAAACAAGGTGGTGCATTAGCGACTTTAGATTTTGTTAAAGATTCAGGAATGGGTCTTGAAAACATTGATAAAGGCGATCTTGCTTTACCTTTTCTGAAACTACTACAAAGTGGTTCAGATGAAACAAAGAAAAAACATGCAAAATACGTTGACGGCGCTGAAGCCGGCATGTTTTATAATACAGTTACAAAAAAACTGTATGATGGAGAAAAAGGAATTGAAATAATTCCTGTATTCTACAAAATGACGTACCCAGAATGGGCTCCCTTTGAAAAAAGCGAAGGAAGACCCGTCCACCCGGATAGAGGTGCTGAGGTTCTTCAACAAACAACTCAAAATGATCGTAATAAAGATATGCTGAAAAATGGTAATGAAATTATCAAAACAGCAAATCACTTTGTGATCATTAATGGTGATAGACCTGAAAAGGCTTTAATCACTATGAAATCTACTCAGTTAAAAGAGAGTAGAAGTTGGAATTCATTGATGGAAAATGAATTTGAAATTGATCCGAACACCAAAAAAGCAGTTGCGGCACCTATCTTTTCCAGAGTCTATAGACTTAAATCTGTAGAAAATGCTGGAAGTAACTTTAATTGGCATGGATATAAAATTTCATTGTCAAGAAAAGTAGATAATGCTGGCATCTACCAAATGGCCAAAGATTTTCATAACTCTTTGAAAAAATCAGCTCAAAAGAAAGCTGAAAATTCTATAGAGGAAGGAAAGTCTAACTACTAAGTTTCCTCGCGAAGGAAAATAGGGCGGTTTAGGGAGACTGAAGCCGCCCGCAAAAAAACATAATTTAGTAGTAAGGGATCATTATGGTAAATGAATTTATAAAACTTTTTTCTGGTTACGATGGAAACTTCGGTATCGCAGATATGTCCAGTGCAAAACTGGACTCTGAAAAAAACAAATTAAAACCTGATTATGAATGGTCAGGCAGGCCTATTACTGACGAAGATTACAAAAATCACATAGAAGGAAAAATATCTATAGGAATACAACCGTGTAAATTAGATAAAACCGCTCAATTTGGATGTATTGATGTTGATCCAAAAAATTATAAAGAATTTAGGATAGAATCCTACCTAGCATTATTTCAACAATATAAACTGCCTTTGATACCCCTTTTATCTAAAAGTGGTGGTCTTCATTGTTATCTATTCCTTGAAGAACCTATTCCAACAATAGATTTAATTGAAGCTTTAAAATCTTTTTTACTTCCTCTTGGATTAGATCCTGATACAGAGATTTTTCCTAAGCAGAAAGAATTAAAGGAAGATGACAAAGGCGAAATTAAACCAGGTAACTTTATTAACCTACCTTATTACAATAATGGAGAGACAAATAGATATGCTGTAGATAAGAATAATTCTAAACTATCCTTGCAGCAGTTTATAGAAGCAGCAAATCAATCAAAAATAAATAAAGAAGATTTACAAAAATTAGTCGACACGACATATAAAAATATTTTAGTAGGAACGAATGAAGAATTTAATGATGGTCCACCATGCCTAGCTCTTTGTTCTAAAAGAAAATTGGATGATGGCAGAGATCGTTTTATGTACAACTATATGGTCTTTGCTAAGAAAAAGTATAAAGACAAATGGGTTGATCACATATCTAACGCAAATTATAGCTATTTAGAAACACCTTGGGACAGGTCAAAATTAGATTCTAAAATTAAGGCTTGGTCTAAAGAAACAGCTGGACACACTTGTTATGAAGATCCAATACAAAGTAAATGTATGCGAGCTTTATGTTATTCAAGACCTTATGGCGTTAAGTCAGATAGCATTACATCTTTTCCAGAAATAAGTGATTTTCAAATTATTATGTACTCTGAACCGGAGTATAGATTTAATATAGCGCTGCCAGACAGTACTCAAGCAGAAGTGATAGCAACAAACAGAAAAATGATGACGAATCAAAAAGATTTATTAGAATTAATATGGGAACAAACAGGAATTTACCACGAACCTTTGAAACCAAAAGACTTTAGAGCTAAACTAACGGAGCTTAGACAGAATTGTCAAACCATAACGCCACCTGAAGGAACAGGTATAGATGATTTATTAAAAGAAGAATTATTTCAATATTGTGTTAATGGTCCACAAGCGCAAGAAAGACTTCAAATTAAAAACGGTTCTTGTTTTACAGAGGATGGATTTCATTATTTCCAATGGAAATCTTTTCTAGCGCATCTTGGAAATGGTTGGAAGACTCCACATGAAAAGATAGCTCAGAAACTTAAAGAAAAATGTGATGTTAAGTTTGGTCACTATATAAAAATAGAAGGTAAAGCTGTTAGTGTATGTAAAGTTAAACAACTTCACGTTGATAAAATAGAATACAAACCAGTAGAAAAAGAAGGAAGCAATTACTAATGCGGTATAAAGTTATTGGCCCACCAGGTACGGGTAAGACGAGAAGACTATTAAATGAAGTACACCGATACGTAAAAGATGGAACAGCTTTAGATCGAATTGGATATTTTGCATTTACTCGTAAAGCTGCTCGTGAAGCAAGAGACAGGTATCTAGATGTAAACACACACTTAACTAAAAAAGATATTAAATATTTTCAAACCCTACACTCATTAGCTTTTAATTGTTTGGGATTAAAAGAAGAAAACGTTATGCAAGATTTAAATTATAAAGCCATAGGAGAAAAATGTGGAATACAAGTTAAGTATGCAGCGTATGAAACTAATTCTTGGAATGGTATTTTTTCATCAAGTAGTGAATATTTAACATTAATTAATTTAGCTAGATCAAAACAAATTACAGCTTTAGAACAATTTGATCGTAATGAACACTTAGGTAAAGTAGAAAGACAAAAGATTGATGCCATAGCAAAAGAAATAAAAGATTATAAAAAGGTTTATGGACTCATTGACTATCATGACATGTTGGAAAATTTTTTAGAGAAAGGAAAGTCTCCAAAGTTTGATGTTATTTTTGTAGATGAAGCTCAAGACCTATCAAAGATACAATGGTCCATTATTGAAAAACTAGAGAAAGATAATGATATGGATATATGGGTGGCAGGTGATGATGATCAAGCTATTTTTGGTTGGGCAGGAGCTGAGGTTAGTTCTTTTATTAATTGGAAAGCAGAATCAATTCCTTTAACAAAATCAGAAAGAGTTCCAAGTCAGATACAAAGTAAAGCATTAAACATAATTAATAGAGTTGAAGAGAATAGAATTAATAAAGACTATTTACCTAAAGGAGAAAAAGGTGAGATACACCAACGATATAAGCTAAGTGATATTGATTTAACTAAAGGTGATTGGTTAATTTTAACAAGAACTAATCCATTATTAAAACCTATTCCTGCATTTTTAAAACGAAAAGGATTATTTTTTGAAACTGTTGATGGAAATAGTATGGGTAAAGGTCTTTTTGAAGATGTTCAAAATTGGAATAGGCTTAGAGAAGGAGAGACACTTCCCGAGATTCAGGAGACAAGGGTCAGGGAAAGAATAAAAGATAAGAAATTAACTATAAATGAAGAATGGTATGATGCATTTAATAATGTTGCATCAGCTAAAATAGATTATTTAAGAGCAATGCTTATGAATGGAGAAGATTTATCTAAAGAACCTAGAATAAAAGTATCTACAATTCATGGAGCAAAAGGTGGTGAAGCTACGAATGTAGTTTTATTTTTAAATCAAACTTTGAATACAATGAAGGCTGCAAAAAAATCAAAAGCTAAACAAGATGAAGAGTATCGTGTTTGGTATGTAGGAGTAACAAGAACCATAAAAAATTTATATTTAATTAAATGCAATAACAAACAAAAGGAGTTTAGTATATGAGCGCGTATAAAAAGCAGATCGGTGGATCACACTATAAAAATTTTCGTATTCAGCCGAGCAAGTTTATAAACGACAATAAGTTGCTTTTTGCGGAAGGGAATGCTATAAAGTACATCTGTAGGCACTCTACAAAAAATGGAAAGCAAGACTTGGAAAAAGCTAAACATTATATTGATATGATAATAGAAAGAGATTATGTTTAAAGCGCAAACAGAATGGGCCAAGCCTGAAGAGTTTCCAGATTTACGTCAAGCAGATACAATAGCAATAGACTTAGAAACATATGATCCAGATTTAAAATCAAAAGGATCAGGTTCAATTGTTGGTAGAGGTAAAGTTGTAGGTATAGCAATTGCAACAGATGGATACTCTGGATACTTCCCTTTTGATCACAAAGGTGGAGGAAATCTTGAAAAAAGTAAAGTAATTGAATGGTTTAAAGATGTTTGTGCATGTCCTGCTGATAAAATTTTTCACAATGCAATGTACGACGTGTGTTGGATTAGAGCGATGGGGATAAAAATAAATGGAAACATTTATGACACCATGATTGCAGCATCATTAGTAAATGAAAATAGATTTAGATTTGATCTTGGCTCTTTAGGTTGGGATTATGTTGGTAGAGGTAAAAACGAAAAAGAATTAGTAGAAGCAGCAAATGAATGGGGAGTTGATCCCAAAGCTGACATGTGGATGTTACCATCAATGTATGTTGGTAATTATGCTGAACGAGATGCGGAACTTACTTTAGATTTATGGAAAGTCATGCAGAAAGAAATAAGCAACCAGGATCTAGGGTCTATTTTTGAATTAGAAACAGATTTATTTCCGTGTTTAGTTGATATGAAATTTAAAGGGGTTCGTGTCGATACCGAATCCGCTCATAAACTGAAACAACAATTATGTACAGAAGAAAAGAAGTTATTATCAGAAGTAACCAAAGAGACAGGAATAGAATGTCAAATATGGGCAGCAAGATCAATTGCCAAAGTTTTTGACAAATTAAAACTGTCTTATGACCGCACTGAAAAGACAAAGTCTCCTTCATTTACAAAAAATTTTCTTTCTGAACATAATCATCCTTTAGTTAAGAAAATAGCAAAAGCTAGAGAAATAAACAAGGCCCATACCACATTTATTGACACAATTATTAGATATGAACATAAAGGTAGAATTCATGCGGATATTAATCAAATAAGATCTGACCAAGGTGGTACAGTTACCGGTAGATTTTCATATTCTAATCCTAATTTACAACAAATTCCTGCTCGTAATAAGGACTTAGGTCCTTTGATTCGATCCCTTTTCATACCAGAATCAGGTTGCGAGTGGGGATGCTTTGACTACAGTCAACAAGAACCTAGACTTGTAGTTCACTATGCATCCTTAGATCAAGATACAAGTGTGTTTGGAGTAAAAGATGCTTACGAAGAAAATGTTAAATCAGATTTTCATCAAACCGTAGCGGACATGGCTCAAATACCTAGAACACAAGCTAAGACAATTAACCTAGGATTGTTCTATGGAATGGGTAAAGGTAAACTTCAAGCTGAGCTTGGTGTATCAAAAGAGAAAGCAGAAGAACTATTTCAACAATACCATTCTAGAGTTCCCTTTGTTAAAAGATTAATGAACTCTGTATCTAATAGAGCACAAAAAAGTGGACAGATAAGAACTTTACTAGGCAGACTATGCAGGTTTCATCTATGGGAACCAAATTTATTTGGCATGCACAAAGCACTTCCGCATGAAGAAGCACTTAGAGAACATGGTCCAGGAATAAGAAGAGCATATACTTATAAAGCTTTAAATAAATTAATCCAAGGTTCAGCTGCTGACATGACAAAGAAAGCTATGTTAGATTTATACAAGGAAGGAATTGTTCCTCATATTCAAATTCATGATGAACTAGACATTTCTGTAGAATCTGATAATCAAGCAAAAAAAATTATTGAGATTATGGAGAATGCTGTTAAACTAGAAATCCCTAACAAAGTTGATTATGAATTTGGCAAAAATTGGGGAGATATTTATGGGTAATTATTATGGCTTATTTAAACGCAAATATTCCTGCAACTTATGCACAGATAAGAAGAGAATATTTATATGATCTCAAAGAACACCATGGAGAAGTTGAAGACTGTATTATCTTTGGCATGGCATCAATTACAGGGCGTCCTATACTCTTTCATGCAATTATGGAAAACGGTGCTGTCTTCTATCGTCTCCCAATATCTGCCTTCATTCAAAGAGGCTTTAAACCGCAAGAAGTTCCTAAATATAGACTTGATGAGCTGGAGCTTTGGAATTGTTTCAGTTATTATCCTAATGTTATTTCTTTCGATCTCTTAGACGGAACAAGAGGTAAATACTTCGGAAAAGACAAGAAAACACACTCAGGATTATATCTTTTTACAGTTGACTGGGCGCACCCAGAGAGTAATATAGTAGATACCGATCATTCGGAAATTCCGCACGAACACAAAATGGCCTTAGATGATGGTAATTATGCGGCTCAGCCAAACAATCGTATAATCTGGAACATTCCTTCTTTTACAGTTAAGGATGAAATTCCTGACTGGAAAGTTCAAACAAGTGAATGGAACGTAGAAGATACGGGTAAGTGGAAAACAGAAGATACTGATAAGTTTTTCTATAAAATAGAGGAGACAAAAAATGATTAAAAAAATTAAAGATGCTTTTAAAAAAGCAACCAACTGGATAGTTGGACAATATAATAAAATTATTAAATAAGGAAAACCAATGACATATAAATGTAAAGACTGTCATTGTAAGTGCCATTGCAATGAAGAATTACATGCTGACGTTTATGGAGTGTGTACATGTGATAACTGTAGCTGTGGTAGAAAAAAAGAGGAAGTTGTAGACGACACTCAAGAATGTGACGTATGTCAATAGGAGACCGCGTGAATTATAAATTTACATTAATATTATTTATATTAATAGCATTGCTAACGGTTTTTGGTGCACCAATAGTGCAAGGAGCAAACAATCAAACAAACGTTAGTGGTTCAAACACAAGTATTGAAGGTGGGTATACTGGAGGAGCTACAACCTACGAATCAGGTAGCTCATCAAGTACAACTACAAATAGCACTAGTAATAGTAATATAAGATCTGCACCCCCAACATCTAGTGCACCTTCTTATAACTCTATGACACAAGATGTTTGTGCAGTTGGAGCTTCTGTGGGAGTTCAAACTTTTGGTGTTGGAGTGTCTGGTGGAAAACATTTTATAGATAAAAATTGTGAAAGATTAAAACTAGCAAGAATTTTAAATGATTTTGGCATGAAAGTGGCAGCTGTGGCAATATTATGTCAAGATGAGCGTGTATTTGAATCAATGATACAAGCCGGCACCCCGTGCCCTATTGATGGAAAAATAGGTAAAGATGCATTAGTTCTTTGGAATAAATATCAATTTGAAAGACCTGATTTCTCGGCATACGTGAAACGTATGAAAAAACGTGAAAAGATTGATGGTGTTCCTAAAGCAAATCCTGTAAAAGCTAAAGATAAAGTAAAAATAAAAAAAATAAAGAAAAATAAACAATGAAAAAAATAATAATATCATTAGCTTTGCTAAGTATGCTTAGTGCATGTGCAATTGGTCCTAAATGTACATACACACAAGAAGGAACTAAGGTTAAATCTTGGTTTTGGTTTTATAAAGATAAACCAGCAGACTTAGATAAAGAGAATTGTAATTGATACAAAAAATTAAAAATCTTGCAATTATCTTTGCATTAATATGGTTAATGGGCTCTTGTATTATTGTTAAAGCAAGAGGCGAAAACGACACTGCAACATCAACCAATATACTACCTAATGCAGGTACAACATCCTCTAATATGGATAACCATAACTTAGATGGTGTTAACTCAGGCACAGGAAACTTATCAAACAACTCAACCCATAACGGATTTACTATAACTTGCGGTACAACAATTGATGGTCATTGTGGTAAAGCATTTAATGGAGAATTAGAATCAAGTAGAGATATGAAAGTATCAGCAAGCGATACTTTAGTTGGTGTAACAGGTACTGAATCTGGCACAACATACACTGCAACACAAAACAAATTAGATGGAGGAATAATATTAAACTCTTATTTTTCAGTTCAAAACTGTGAAGATGGATCAAGTTCTTTTAGTTGTGGTGCCTCATCAGGTGCCGATGACAGCTATGTTCTTCATTTAAAAATTAAAGATGCTGATGGTAATACATTGGCTGACATGACAACAACAAGACTAGATGACGCTGGTTATTATGGTAATAGTGCAAAATTTGAAGATAGTTTAACTTGGAATGGCACTGGTGGAGCTAGTTATGAATGGTACTGGCAAGGGTTTGATGGATCTCAAAGCACATCAGCACTTCGAGGACCTAACTTATTAGGTGCTGAATTATTATTAGACTTTCCAATAGATGACCATGAAGCATTAACAACACAAGAGATTGCAAATATTAACGAAGCATTAAATACAACTGAACTTACAGAGAATGAAATTTATGACATTATATCTGGACTAGAGTCTGTTATTGAAGAAGAGTTTTTTGCAACAGGTAACTTAGAAGAAGGTGCTAGAATAGAACTTAGTATAGAAGAAACAGGTTTAACTATTGAAGTGGCTTCTACTTCAACTGGGGCTATTATGATGGAATCACCAATGGTACAGGAAACGTTTAGTAGTGTAATGGAAGAAATGCCCATTGAAACTTTAAAAGAAGAAATGGTTGCAATGGTACAAGAAGAAATGCCTTTTATGGCAATGATGGAAGAACTGGCACCGCCTCCACCGCCTATGGAAATGATGGAAGAGATGGAAGAAGAAGAGCCACCAATGATGACTATAAGACCTGGACCTATGATGGAAGAAACACCAAAAGAGAAAGAGCCTTCAACAATGAAGGGTTCACCTATGATGATGGAAGCACCACAAGAAGAAACTATAAAAGAAGAAACGGTTGCAAGTGCTCCTACGAAGATGGTACAACGTCCAAATGAAGAAGAAAAAATTGAAGAAAAAAAAGAAGCAGTCCAAGAAGAGGAAACAGTTAAAGAAGAAAAAGAAGAAGTAGCTGTTGCCCAAAAAGAAACTGTCAAAGAAGAAGCGGCGTCTGAAAAAGAGGAATCCGTTAGCGAAACTGCTACAGCATCCGCTGTTTCGACAAAGAAAAAACTTAAACAAAAAAAGGTACAATCGAAAAAAACTCAAAAGCCCAAGCTTGATAGAGTAATGGCTAAGGTTGATGCTAAGATTAAAAATCCTGTTAAAAATTTACAGTTAAAAAACTTAATAAAAATGGACGCGATGACAAACGATCAAGCGTCATTAGCTTCATACAATGTGCCTTTTTATAGGGATAAAGACATTTATTTAAACCAATTAAATATATTTGATAACAGACAAATATATGCAAATACTAGTCTTGCAACGTATATAAAAAATGATAAAGTAGCAGTTAAGGCAGAAATCCTGCATAAACTCAATCTTAAAAAACAAAGATTGATAATTGAATTGGAGCAATTGAAAAATGGGAAAACTTAAAGATCAATTAGCTGGTATCGCTGCACTCGTTGCAGCTATTGTTGCTATCGGTGGTGGTTTTATCAAGTATGGTGAAATTACTACTAAACTAGACGCTTTATCTGAATCTACACCTGAAAGGTCGATTGAGATTGAAGAAAACAGTGGTAATATTATTAGTAATCAACAATCTATTAAAATATTAGAAAAGGAAATAGAGCTTCTTAAAGTTCAAATTCAAGAATTAAAAGAGAGCGCATCTAATCCATTATCTCAGTAATGCCTAAACCATTAAAAATTTCCGAAGAAGCAGCGGTGCAAATGCCAATGAAGACGGTTGCCTCTTTAATTATGATGGTTGCAATTGGAACCTGGGCTTACTTTGGTATTAACGAGAAACTTAACCAACACTCAACACAATTAGAATTAATGATGAAAGATTTAGACGCTAACTCTGAATTTAGAATCAAATACCCACGGGGCCAATTAGGCAAATCTTCTGGTGAGGCAGAACTTTATATGTTGGTGGAGGATCTTTATAAATCTGTTGATCGTTTAAATAAAGCTATTGAGGACGGAATGCACAATAAAGTGAATATAGAATTTTTACAAAAACAAATGAACAAGGTTTTAATTGATATTGAGAAGCTTAAGGATCGACAAAGAACTTTTGCCAATGGAAATGGAGCATATAAATGATCGAGACTGTGGTAGGACTTTTAATGTTTATTAACGGAGAAATTAAGGAACACAGAATTCAAGAAAATATGGCGGCATGCTTACGTGGTAAGAGAGTTGCAGAAAGAGATTATAATCCAAGTGTAAGCTACAAGTGTATTAAAGCGAAAGCTGAAACAGAGATATACATGGGCCAAAAGAGTATTAAAAAAATAATATTGGAGTAATTATGAAACTAACAGCAAACTTTACATTAGATGAACTTACAAAAAGCCAAACAGCTGAACGTAAAGGCATTAATAATAATCCATCACCAGAACAAATAGAAAATTTAAAGGCTTTAGCAGTCAATATATTGCAACCTGTAAGAGCACATTTTGACAAACCATTAATTATATCCTCAGGATTCCGTTGTGCCCAGCTGTGCATAGAGATAGGTAGCAGTATTAACAGCCAACACGTAGCTGATAACGAAGCAGCTGCAGCAGACTTTGAGATTTGGGGAGTAGATAACGAGGTTCTGGCAACATGGATTAAATCAGAGCTAGAATATGACCAGCTTATCCTAGAATTCTGGAAAAAAGGCGAACCTAATTCAGGTTGGGTCCACTGTTCATACTCAAGAAATCAAAATAGACAACAATCTTTACGAGCTAAAAGAGAAGACGGTAAAGTTAAATATCTTCCCTGGTAATGAGTTTTAAAGTTGTAACAGAAATTGTATCTGGAGATTGTCCTTCTTGTGATAATCCATCTTTATTAGTTAACATTGGTAATAATAATTATCGTTGTATAAATTGTGGCGATACCCTTGAACAAAAAATTAATGGTGTAATTAAATATATTAAAAGCCCTGATAGAACGACCAAATTGGGTTTAAGGTCCGATTGTCTAGATGGCTAAAAAAAGACCCTTGTTTGGGGTTAGTAACTATACCAAAAAGACCCCTAAGAAGCGCCCTGGGAGGCACGCTAAGAGCTATTCTAAGCGCATCCCTAGGCGGAAGAAGTACAGAGGCCAGGGACGATGATTTGGAGCGTTATTACTTTCTCGTTCTGGTTGTGTTTATATTTTTTAATGATGAATATAATCTATTAATATGTTCTTGACAACACTCCTACAATAACCTATTCTTATAAAAGAAAGACAAATATGAGATATACATACATAGTAACAGACGAAGAAGGTAAAGCTGAAGACATTCAAGCTATGAGTTTTAAAAAAATGTTAAAAAGACTTGATAAAAAGAAAACATTTTGGGTAACTTATAAAAATAAAAAAGGAAATTCTCAAACGAAAGTGATAATAAATGGTAAAGAACAAAAAAATATTTACGCCTAATGTTTATAACCAATGGTTAGCATTATTCCGTAAAGATTGGGAAGAGAAAAATGAAGAAAAGAGAAAAAGGCAAAAAATGGGACGGACGGTCAAGAATATCAAACGACCAATACAAGAGGAATTGGAATGATATATTTGGCAATAGAAACGTGGTTCGGACTGAGGCAAGTTTTGTAAGTAGAGATTATTCAGATGAAACTATTTACAAATCAGAAAGAAACGGAGAGAGCGATAAGAGCAGCGACTGAACAATATAACAAATGGAGGAAAAATGAAAACACTAAGAAAGATAGACGAAGCAGCAAGAAAGTGGGAAATAACAAAAGAAAAAAGATATAAAGATGAGTGGTACGAGCTAATAAAAAAATTTAAACATGAAGATGCTAGTAATTCTGCTATTAATAGGCGGAAATTCAATACAACTAGAAGTTGAAAAATCTCCTAGTATCAAGTGTACAGAATCAGGCGACAAGTGGCTAGAGACACACGCTGTGTACAAGGATCAGGTAGCAGGGAACAAGAGACTTCAGGGTTATTATACAAAAGAGAATGCATTAGTATGGGGATACTATTGCAAATAATTACATTTCAAATTCTGCAGCACATTGAAACTGCACGCCTAAGTGATATTTATTAATTATATCAGGATCATAGTTTTGCAGCATTTTTAAACCATTTAAATGAGCACTTGCCACACAATCATACCAAGTATTATATAACTGAGTGTGTTTTATAGGCATTTCACAATCTTGGGTAAGAAAAGAGCAAACAGTTAAAAAAAGAGCAAATTTAGTCATTGACAAACCTAACGGGTTATCCTATATATTATCTTATATTGTTATTAAACAAACTATAAAGAAAGGAATGATATAACATATGACTGATATTAGTAAATATAAAAACGTTTCTTTGTCCAAAGACACGTATCATAAACTGAGCACGCTTATTGATATATTTAAAAAAGTATATCCCAATACAAGCAGGTCAGGTATGATTACAAAACTTGTGGAAGAAGAAATAGCAAGAAACAAAAAGAAGACTAACGGAAAGGGGAAATAAATGGAAAAGTTCATAATGACTAAAGAACAAAGAAAAGAAATCTTAAAATATATGTGGACTAGGCCCTACGGTGAAGTTGCAGCGTTAATTGCAATTATTGCAGGGATGCAGCCCATGGAAAGTAAGAAAGAAAATGGAAAAGACAAAAAAGACATGCCCAAGGTGTCTGGGTAACGGATATATCCGTATCCCAAATGCGTCTGTAGATGTACCTAAACAGATTACAATCAATTGTACGATGTGTGATTCGCAAGGTGAAGTATATCTTGCTGATCCTGGTCCTGATACCGCTCCTAAACTGCAGTAAAAGTGGAGGAGTGGACCCTACAACAACAATTGGGAAACAAGTTCTTAAGGAAATAATAAAAAATGGTAACAACAAAAAGTGACAGTGAAAAGTTTTATAAAATGGTAGATGAATTGGAAAGTAAAAAAGGCCCCAACGATCTAGAAGAACAGATTAGAATTTTAACCTTTAGAAACGAAACACTTCACAAACAAAACGAAAAACAAACACAAGAAATAATTGAACTTAGGAATGATAACAAGAAACTTGCACAACAAGTTGACGATTATGTATCAAAACTTAGAAAAAATGGAGTAATTTAATGGAAATGAGAATGAAAAAAGGAGATAGTTGGTGTCATATCCCTGACTATTCAAAACATACAGTAGAAGAAACAAAGAAAGGAGTAATTATTACAATTTATACCTATAGCGGCAACGTTCATGAATATATCTGTGAAGATAAGGAAAGAACGAAGAACGGAGAATGGGCTAAAAGTTATAAAGAGTGGAAGAAGAATGGACTCCAGTAATGAACTAGCCTATTTAGCAGGCGTGTTTGATGGAGAAGGTTCCTTTGGAGTGTGGTCAAGAGGTAAAAATAAGAAAAAAGGATTTAGAGCCAGTATAGAAATGACAGATGCAGATGTAATTATGAAATTTTTAGTTTATTTCCAAGCAGGGCAAATTATTTTTATTAAGCCTAGAAAAAAACATCACAAACCATGCTACCGATGGAAAGTTGATTTAGAAAAAGCAGTTGAGATTGTAAGAAAAATGCTTCCTTATTTATCAAAGCGAAGACAAATACAGTTTCACGAAACCGTAGGTAAATATGAAGTTTCCCTTTGAAATAAGAATAGCTATTTTAATTTTTGTAGGCGGTTGTCTGCCTGTGTTAATTACTCATTTTTATATGTGGGCCTTTGAGTGTGAATTTAAAACAGCTGCAACGTATACGTTTATTACTTGTATTCCTATAGCAGCGTGGATGGCTTCAAAGATTAATGAAAGGTGGCATGATGATCGTGAATAAAGAAGATTATGAAGTTTTAGGAGAGTGTATCGTGACTGACCAGGTTCCGGCAGCTTTGGTAGCGGACTACTTTGATGACGATAAGTTTAAAAAGTGGTATATGAAGCGATATGGACATAAAAGCAAGAGTAAAAAAGGCGGTCAATACTGATAATATCCTTGATTTAATTGTGGATATGTCGCTTATTTTATTTGATGTTTTAAGTTCGCCGATATTGATTGTTATGAGAGTAATTAGATATTTTTTTAATAAGTTTATAAGAGGATATTTTAAAAGAGGAATTAAGTGGGTTGTAAATAGAATATGAAAAAACTAATAGATAAATTTCACCTATGGCATCTGATGTATAGAACTGAGATTGTTATTTTTACGATTGGTTTTATACTAGGTGCTATAATACTGTGAACTGCTGGCATTGTAACACAGAATTAATATGGGGTGGCGATCATGATCTTGAAGAAGAGAATGAAGACTATTCAATCGTTACCAATTTAAGCTGTCCTGAGTGTCATAGCTTTGTAGAAGTTTATTACCCAAAAGGGTATAAAAAACAAGAAGCTGATTTTTCTGATGATTTAAAACATCATGAAGAAATGTACGGGGAACAGGAACAAAAAGAACTTAAGGAGTCTTACAAACAATCTTTAGTTAATAAAAAAGAAAGAAAATGTTAAAAAGAATACACGTCAATCAACACAATGTTAGAAGTAATAAGAAGAACGGGACCAACAAACCTGTGATTACTGTTAAAACATCTAAGTCTAATGACTATGCCCATCAAGTTGAGGTTCTAGGACCTAGTAAAGTTATCTATAGACCGGATAAACCTTTAAGCTGTGGAGCTAAAGTATGGATTGAGACAACCGCTGAGGTTATCTTAAAATGAAATGGAATAAACTCTACAAGTATCCTCCCTGTACTCGTAGTACAACGGATGGTTTAAGAACTTACGCTGTGGGTAACGAAAAATTACCAAGTGTTACAACGATCTTACAAGCGACGCAAAGCCCTGAAAAACTTGAGTTTTTTAAGAATTGGCGTGCTCAGAAAGGCGTGGAAGAAGCAGACAGAATCAAGAATGAAGCGGCTAGTCGAGGTACGAATTTACATAAACATCTAGAGAAATATATTTTAGGCGAAGGACACGCTGATCTGACTGAAGAAGGTAAGTTAGCGAAAGAGATGTCTGATGTTATTATTGAGAATGGTTTAAAGGATTTATCTGAAGTGTGGGGATCTGAAGTGACTTTACATTACCCAGGACTATACGCAGGTCAGACGGATCTTGTTGGGACCTATGATTATGAAGATTCGATTATTGATTTTAAACAGTCCAACCGTCCTAAGAGACGTGAGTGGATTGAAGATTATCTCATGCAACTAGCTGCTTATGCTATGGCTCATAATACGGTTTACGGATCAGAGATTACGCAGGGTGTTATATTGATGTGTACACCTGATAAATACTTCCAAAAATTTCAGATTAAAGGTCGGGAGTTTATCAATTATCAGCATAAATTTCTAGCTAAAGTTGATCAATACTATAAAACTGTTGCATAAATGTCACAGATTTGGGTTGTACGAGGGTTGTACGAGGTGCTTTTTACGTACAACCGAAAACCCAAAATGGACGATATTGTGGCAGAAATGTGGCAAGATTCGGGTCAAATGTGGCAAGATTTAGGCAGCAGGAGACAGGGAACAAGGGACTGGTACAACCCGAAAATCAAAAAAGCCTTATTTTACGCCAAAGTTGTACGACCTATATGTTTTTTAAAACATTGAATTTTTGAAATCAGTACTTTAAAAACTCGTACAACCGTACAACTGGTACAACCGTACAGGGGCCGCGCGGGACTTTTGGATTGGATTTTGTGCTTTGATATTTTAAAAAAACATATAGGGGTGTATTTTATAATGACTGAAGAAAACTTTTTTGATATGTTCAATAGGGTACACAACCCAGACTATTATTATGCCAGTAAAAAGATCAAAGAGAAAAAAACCAAAAAGAAAAAAACTTACAGTCGTAAGCCAACCAAAAGATTTCCCGTATTTAAAGTACAGAGTTGAATGGATTGACATTATCGGTGACTCAGGATGGGCCGATGAGGATAAGTTTGATAAGATGACTCTAGCTAAACCGATTAATGAAGGATGGATTTATGAGAAGAATAAAAAACATATTAAGATGTTTGCTTCTTACGATAAAGATGAGGACGGTTATGTGTTTGGAGATCGTACTATGATTCCTAGATCATGTATTACAAAAATAACTAGATTGAATTAACTTCTGCTAAATCTTTTTCTACTAACTCTTCTGTATCTTTTTCTGGCTTTTTTGGTTTTTGTTTTGATGATTCTGGGATACGCTTTTGTTGTTGAGTATCTTGTTTAATCTCTTCTGGTTCAGGTGTCACATTAATAATTGATGAGTATTCTTTCATAATATTTCTCATCTTATCTTCTAATTGTTCTGTTGTTAAATCTTCTAGCTTACCGGTTTTAATAATCTTTTGTTCAACATATAACCCAGCAGCCTTGCCTCTTGCCACTTCAGCATTTACCGCAGCAGACCAAGCACCTTTCTTTAATGCCTCCTGTCTAATCTTACCTAATTCTGCAATGTGTCTTTCGTAAGTCACACCATATTTCTTTTGATATTCTTCCCTGAGTTCACCTATGTATTTAACTACAAGTGGATACTTATTTGGATTCATAAGTTCTGAAGCTGTCACTCTCGCTCTGTCTTTCTCATACCCAGCATCAATGGCACACTGATAGGCATATTTCCTACCTTCATTGCTAATTAGTTCATTAGCAAACTTGATTTGCATTTCTGTAAGTCTTTTTGGTACTCCCATACTTGACAATAAACGTAACTCGTCGTATTGTCAACTGATTATGATAAGTGGAAAGATGTTGGCTCAACAGCTAGAGAAATTCTTAACTTCACCCGTATGTCAGAATGCTAGAGTGCAAGTCAAATTACCAACAGGAGAATTTAGATCTCCAGATGGTTTCTTTGATGTGAAGAAGATGTATTTGCTGCAAAATAACTTAATTGGTGCACGTGAAACACATAGGATAGTTCTAGAGATTACTCCAGAAAACTGGAAAATGAAGAAGCCAACTATAAAATTATAAAGCAGAAATTACGGCAAAAACATGGCAAAGCCGGAGACAAAATTTTGGCAATATTGGAAGAAGAATACACCTAATATTTTGTGGACTAGGCTAGAAAATACTAGCAGTTTAGGAACACCTGATCTGTTGGGATATAATAAAAATAACTTCTTTTTTACAGTTGAGTTAAAAGTAGCAAATAGTAATTCCGTTCGTCTGTCGCCACATCAAATTGCGTTCCATTTAAGGCATCCCAAGAATAGTTTTATCTTGGTAAAGCACCTTGCTTCTAGTCGCTTGAAACTTTATGAGGGATCACAGGTGAAGCAGCTTGTTGCTTGCGGCTT